TCAAATGGTCCTTTTAATAGGACAAATGGATATTTATATTCCTGCTCACCAATTACTACAGGAACAGATACCACAGGATGACCGTCATGCTCATCGATCTTTTCAGCTGGATATTTGATCTTGTTAAGCTCAATCTCATAAACATCGAAGAAAATTTCCGAGAAGTTTTCAACCTGTAAGACGTTAAAAGAAGAGTTAGTAAAGGTGCTGTTAACCTTTTCGCTAAACAATTTCATTTACAATATTTAGATCGAACTGTATTTATTGCAATTGCTTTTCTGTAATAATCAAAAATTTCCAACCTCTGTCTTTACAGTATTTTTCAGCAGCGGGCCATTTACCCTCGGCATTTATAACCCATTGAGTTTGTTCATACAACAAACTACTTTTTTTCTTACCCTGTTTACTAACGGGTTTTTGAGTTTGCTTATGAGGTTTGATTTCTATCAAATATCGAACTAATGTATTTCCTTCCATAATCTCGACATAATTATCAACATAATACTTATGCCAATTTCCGTCGATTTTGGATTTGTAGGGAATGATTATATTTTCACTTCCCCAACGAACTACATTTGGATTGTTATCACAAAATACAAAGAATTTACACTCCAGCCCACTTCTGTAAATGGCTTGTCCAGATCCCATGTATTTACCGGGATTTTTTGGAGTGTAATATCCTTGTCGGAATCGCTTGTCCCTTTTAAGAGGTAATGCCATAAATTATCCAACGAATAAGCTGATAGGCTGGAAATCACCATATCCACCTTCGATCAAGAAGGTTTCAAGACGTTCCTTTTCATTAACGCCTTCGGATAATACTTCACCACCATTTAATGATCCACCACCCAACAAAGACACTCCTGTAATTTTAGTTAAAATTCTACCCCACATAATTTTGGATAGTGCGACTGCGTATTCCAATACCCACTTTTCTTTGATTAGATCTCTTAATGGACGTTCAACATAGCATGATATAACTCCATAGAATCTGGTATTTTTAGGCTGTGGGATTAATCTGAAATATTGGGTTCTTTCATCAAAATAAAAATCTTTACGTATTGCAAGCATTTTTTCTCTAGTTTCAATCCAATCTTTCATTGTGTGCCATGAAAGCAAGTCAAATCCATAGTTACCCATAGCATAACTAAAATATGTCTGCTGGGCCATAGTCTGCTCAAGAGTAAACAGCGTGTTGATACCGTTTGTAGAACCTTCTTCAAAATCAGTTACAGCCATGACTTTACGGTAATCCATCACATCATAGTCAAACATGTTGTTGAATGTGGTAGCATTTTGAACTGGTTGACATTGAACTGAAAGAGTTTTCTGAGGAGATTTCTTAAATGATGCGCTAAGAGATGGTCTAAACGCAGTCAATTCTGAGAATATCGCCTGATCAATAATCTGAAGTTCTGTGATGCCATCACTAGCGACGGCACCGCTCAAAGAACTGCTGGATGCAAAATAACTTTGCGGAATTGCTGTGAGGGAAACATACAAAGCATCTGGAATATCGGCAGTAAAATCAGGATTTGCTCTTTGTGGTTCTGCCAACTTTTGAGTTAAGTTAAATCCTGTATTGGCAACTGTGAATAGATTATCCAAACGCAATCCCTTATTAGGTTCATATAAGTTACTATCAAAAATCAAAAATTCTTGGGTGTATCCCGCGTATTTTGTGAAAAATTCAACTGACATGGAAATTGCATCATAAAGTTGGTCAGGATGCAACTCTACGTTTATCATAGGGTATCCCAACATTCTCATTATGCGCTCTCCTAATTGTTGATAACACTCAATTTTAGAATTGAGGTTAGTAGACATAAATGCGCTAATAGGCGTAATCTGGCAAAGTTCACTCACAATTATTATTTATGAAGTTAACAGAATATTATTGCAACCAATTGTTATTATTCAGTTGGTTGACCTTCACCCGGAGGTGGAGTCTGATTTGGCTCGCCTCCAAAAGGTGGTGGTGTTTCTCCACCCCCAGCTTCTTCGCCCGCGCCAGTAGGACCACCACCAAACGCTGGAGGTGGTGTTATTCCACCGCCACCGCCGCCAATCGGAGCTTCCGCAGGTGTGCCTTCTGCACCAGCATTTGCTTGAGCAATAACTTGAGCTTTCCAATCTGGACCCATTGTAGCGATTTGTTGCATTTCCCATTCAAATTCAGCGTCTTTACGTCTAAATTCACGGTCTGCAAGAATGTCTTTGTCGTCCCATCCTAGATACTTCTTCTTGGCAAATGTATCAGAAACATGAGAAGTTCCCATGACGCTGTGATACATATCAACTTTTAGTTGCTTCTTCTGATTGTCTCGCATTTCGAAGAACGTTCCCGGTCTTACGAAATCAATTTCGATTTCTTGCTCTTCAATATCAAGATCGTCAAAAACTCCACGAAGTTTCAAGTGAGTTATAAATCCTTTTTTAATACCAACTGCAAATTTTTGTTGATGGCGAATCACCATATCTGCAAACTTCAATTCCTCATTGAGCATTTGAGCACCATCACTATTAGCTGAATCTTCTTTGAGTCTGTTTGTAGGAACCTTGAGAGATCTATACAATTTCTTTAAGAACCAATCCAATACATCCAAATTGCCATCACTTGGTTGTCCACCGATAGTTTGAACAGAAGTTGCTTCTTGACCTTGGCGCTTGGCAAACCAATAACTATCCAACATGGACTGTGGATTGTATTTTTTGACAATATCATTTTGATCAACATCAAATGTTTTGCTTGACCAGTATTGTTGCTGAAGACGCTTAAGATATGATTCAGCTTGTGGAACTGCCATTCTGCCAACGTCAACGTTGAAAACAAAACGCAATGGAGCGTGAACCATTCTGTGAATGACAACGCTATCTTCGATCATGCTCAACTGACGATAAGCACGGCGGCAATTTTCAACAAACGGAATTACGAAATCCTTGGTTTCATTGTATTGTTCGCTGTTTACATAGATGATTTGATTTTCTTCAAATGGAATGTGTTCAAACTTATCTACTTTTTTCGTATTGTATCTATCGAAAATCGGCTTGTTATACAAGAATCCTTTGATCAACATGTTCTGAATGTTGGAATAAATCGGATCGATATTATCGGCAGGTAGATTTTGAACTGCTAAAATGCCTTGTTTTGTATAATCTTCGTGAATGATGTTTTCAAAGAACAACTCACCTTCGGTAAGCAATTGTCTGAAATATCTCCATCCTTTGTTCTTGAGGTCGAAGAAGTAAATGAATTTATTGAATTCATCTTGAATTTTTGTCTTCTCTTCGGATTTCAATGAATCATTTACAAAATCGATGGTTACAATATTTCCCTTATCATCTGTATTGATACACGCATCACAAATTTCATCCAATGCATCAGACACTTCGGAGAACGCCGCAATAGTTCTATAATCACGCAAACGTCCCGGCTTGTCCTCGGAAACCTTTGCATACATAACATCCCCGAATGTTTTATCCTGATGGATGGTTCCATATGGAGTGTTGTTGTATTCGTTGCTTAGAGCTACTGAATTTTTGGCAATCGCTTCAGAACGGCGCATGCCGACGTTTTTGAAATACTTGTATTTTGTATTGGTGTTTTCGTCGGTCTCTGCTTCCTTATATGCATACGGAGAACGACTTTTAATAAAGGATTGCATCGATCTATCGAACGTCGATCCTCTACCGTCGCTTGCTACGTAATTTTTATTTCCATTTGGAGTGGATGAACTATCAGAACCTGCCATATCTTTTATTTAGGAATTTGAAAAATAATCATTGATTATTAATGTGTGATATCTGTATTTATCACAGTATTCCAAGAAGTCCACCCCGCACTATTGGAAGTTACAAAAGTGAATCTACCGGATGCCGACAATGAATTTGGCGGCAAGGTAATAACAGCCATATTGTCATCCGCAACTGATACATATTCGTATGGAAGTCGATAGGCCGAAATGGTTGGAAATTTGGCTGTTGTGATTTTTTCATATCCAGAAAACAACGATGGATTTCCGCTGCTCAGATACCAGTTGTTGTTGAATGAGAATCGCTTACCCAAAATGGTGAACTTGTTTTCGTTCATCGTTTTGATTTCAATATTTTCTCTTATCGGAACAATATCACCAGTTGAATTGAAATACAAATTGGTGAATTGTGGGTATGCTGATACTGATATCATTTCATTTTCCTCATATGCACCAGACAATGCTGGATAATCGTCATATGTCAAAATTCGTTTTGTCAAATCAGAGGCTATGAAATTTGTATCGACTTCATAAATCAATCCTTCTGAATTTTCTGTAGATTGAAATAGCCAACCTTTGATTGTGAATGATGTATCGCCCGTGATACGATATTTGTCTTCAGCCGCCATATTACTCGGAGTCGAGTAACTGATACTACCATCCCATTCTATTTGAGTTCTTAACTCATCAATAAAATCCAACTTAAATGCACTTGGAACTTTCCAAGACACCACGAAATATGGATTTGCTACTGTTACAAAGTTTTGAACGATTTGATCAATATCTTCCTTGTATTTTGCAATGATTGAAATTTTCAAATTCATTGTTACAGGAACAGGCATTGGAATTTTACCAGAATTATTAGATGTTGGTCTATAAATATTCTGGTTTTTATGCATCACTCTGTCAGCATCTCTCGTCAAATTGGTTTGTTCGATAGACACGACAGGCAGTGTTAAATTCTTCTGCTTCGAAACAATGTCATAAATTACCTTTTGTTTCGGTCCATGAATGTATCTAACGTCAATTTTAGACGCTGGAAGTCTTGTTTTTGCATCGTAACGATAAAGCAAACAATCATCGAATGCTGATGTAAAAAGCATCAGCAAATCGAGTTGTTCATGATGATATGAGTAT